CGTTTCATTTTGCGGGTGCTCCTGTTACAGTGACTGAACTGGGCGGCAACTGTTTACTACCCGTATTTTTTACGGCACGATTATAGTCTTCCCAAGCATCATTATTGATCCGTTTACAATCAGCATTAATTTTAGCTGTATCTTTAATAATAATTTGCTTGACGCCGTAGGCACGACCTTCAACCAAATGCTGATTATTGGCTAGAGCCTGTTGTAATTGTGCGGTAACACTATCAGCTGCTTGTTGAGCTAACGCTAATTGTTGTTGTTGTTCTTTAAATGCCGCTTTATAGATGGCATCTACTCCAGCACCACCATACATAAAAATACTAATCATAAACACAATAGCACTGACTGGTTTGATTAAAAAAGCATATGGACGAATTTGTGGTAACGAACTAAGAACATGAAATAAAAAATATATCACAGCACTGCCGCCGGCACAGGCAGGCCACATCCAAATTGGAAAACCACCAACAGCATATTTTATGATAATATCTAACATTATGCACTCAAGATCTGATAAGCACGACTACAATGCTGTTCGCGTTCAGCTAACCCTAATTCCCCGCCATTGATTTTAATGCTTAACTCTTTGATATTACCCGAGTCGGCATATTGATTGAGATTATTTGATTCCCAAAAAAAGCAAGCTGATTGGATGGCACCTTCAAATGTTGTTAAAAAGGCAGGAACATCCGCAATGTTCATCTGTAGGCTATCTGCAAAGGCCTGATAGTTGTTGCGGCCAGTAATCTGAATAAGTCCGCGACCGCAATAATTCCATCCATCACCTGACGCTTCGTCACCGTTGCCCATACGGCCAGCATAGGCACGATTGGCAATGCGTTCGGGATTGTGTGCGTATTGGTCAGCAATATCTGCGGTAAAATGGCTGGGCCATACACGGCAAAGACTCTGTGCCGTGTAGTTCAAGTTTTCGTGTAGTTCTGTATAACCAGCACTTTCCACATAGGTTTCACCTAAAAAAGCTGCAATACGATTTACTGAATTAATATCATAATCTGGTAATATTTTGTTTAATGCTTCGCACCAGTGTTCTACATAAGGATTGCCAGGTAGTATTTGTGCCAGTTGATCTTGTCTAATTTCCATGGTATTGTGCTCCGTCGATACCAATATTTAGCTTTTCCCCCACCCTATTCTATTCCATACCCGTTCGTGGGCCCAGTATATAAACGGTTTAACAACCATTTCTGTGGCGCCTATGCCTAAACTAAGAATAAACTGCCCAGTTATTAAGTAAGAGATTACGATTGTTGTTAGTGTTCCACAACAGCGATAGCTATAGGCTTTAACAAGACTGCGCCCAGCAGTCTCGCCGTTATTTAAGGCCCAGCTCTTTACGAATCTTTGTAGCAGATTCATTTAACACTACAGTTATCAAAGTGTTTCTTTTTCATACTACCTAAGTATCTACCGGTTGATTGGCAATGCGGACATACAATGTTAGGAGCATTTTTGATAGTAGCGGCAGATTTTAACCGTGACTCTTTAGTGATAACTTGATTTGCCCTTGCTAATCTTATTTTTTCTTTTATTTCGTCAGTCATTACTTGTTGCTTTGCTTTTTCACTTTGTATTCTACGGCGTTCTGGATTCGCAGCCCATTGTGCCCGGGTGCGCTCTGCTTGCGCTTTACAATACTCAGGATTCTCGCCACGCTTCAGTGCGGCAGCTTTTAACTTAGCGCGAACTTCGTCATTAAGATTAAACATTAAGTTGTTTCTATTATTGTAAATACTCTCAGAGGTAATATCAACACTATCTAATAGTTGCGATTCGAGTAACTGACATTCTGGCATTGTGCCTTTAAACAATATTTCTCGTTGCCATTTGTAGGCAGAATTATTGTAATCTTTCCAGAACTGGTCTGAAGCAGATGAGCAAATATACCCATCATCTTCTGTACCTTTATGCCAACCAATGTAGGTCTTATTAAGTGTTAGGTTAGTCCAGCGATAAACAAATGAATCCATATGTTTATTTATCGTGCCACCGTCCTAACATTTATTTTAATCCCATTGATTTTCTAATAGCTGTTCCAGATATGCTTGTAATAGATTCATCAAACTTCTCTTCTTCTATTGTGTATCCTACTCCGCGGCCGTAGCCAATATGCGTGATATTAGGAACTACTAGTATTTCATATTGTCCTTGATATAATGGGTCAAGGTCTCGTTTAATAGCAGATTTAACTTGGTCAATAGCAAAAGGATTACTACCTTGCCATCCTTGACAATCACGAATCATAATACACACTTGCCCTGTTCTTTGTATTAATCTATCAAACAACGCACGATGCCCTTCGTGCCAAGGTTGCCATCTGCCAAGTTGCTCAACCGTTTCTTTTTTCCAATCAAAAGTAGGACGACGACGACTGTCAACTAAATGTTGGACAATAAAGTCTGCCCACTTTTCACAATCTTGTTCTGGGATGCGGAAGTCATAAATTTCAGGTTCCTGGAACATAGCATTAGTATCTGCATATCGACCTTCGCGAATAGTGTCTACCCAAATAGTCCAGTCTGCCTTAAAATTATTACGCATTTCGACTAAAGGGGCAACAAAGTCACAAATAGCATAATCGAATTCTGTATAAGAATCAGCTAACTCACGCATACGAATACTTTGACGAATACGGCCTGCTTCTGAGAAATCCCAGTCGTTGTATTTTTTACGCACTTCATCTGCGTTAAAGTGAACATAAGTCTTACCAGCCTGTGCTAGTTGACGTTTTAGTTCTTCTGCTAAGGTAGTTTTGCCCGAGCCAGGAAGGCCCATGATTAATATACGTTGTGTCATTTTCTCTCCGACATTTTTGTGTGTGAACCTTTGAGTATTTGTTCATCTAACCAATGATGATCAACATACTTTATGTATTTGTGATTAGCGTCCTCGGTAATAAAATTCATTATGTTAGGATCATCGTAAGCAATAGGAAACTCTAATATTTTAGACAACCATTTTAAGTAGTGTGTAGTGTGTAAAAAGAACGCTTCGTGATCAATAAAATGAACTGGAAATTCGCTAGGTAGTAGAGTATTATAGTAATAGTCCTGTGCGATTGGAGTGGTGTGTTCTTTGCGAACTCTCAGTTGTTGTTCTCGATTAATGTTTTGATCACGGACAACTATGGCAATTTCTACATCAACTCCAAAACTTTTTGCACGTTCTGCAACTTCTAAAATCTTAGGAACATACCTAACACTGTCATAAAAGAATGGACAACTAACATTAGCAAAGAAATAATCTTTACCCTCAAATACATCTGCAGTCAGTCTTTCTGGATATACCCAGTATTCAGCGAGGGGTTCTTGATCGCTAGGCACCCAATACTTGTGTAATAGTTCTTCCCAACCTTCAACTTTGGGGTGTAGACTTAGTAGTCTGCTAAACAAATGATTGCCAGACCCTTGTGGGCCGGTAACAATTAATAGTTTCTTCATAGTTGATACGGACTACGACTTCTTAGTTCGCGAAGGAACTCTCTAGTCTGTTCAGTAACTATACCTGTAAGTTGTAGTGTAACCCTAGGATGGAAGCCGGCATTGGCTGTAGAGTGTGGAACATTTTGCCAATCGAAACAGGTAACATCTCCAGCCTTCCAATGATTGTGGTGGTAGTTTCCATACTCCCAAAATTGGCCAGGCTCCCAATCAGTTAACGCAATAAAAATACGCATAACTTGACTAGGGTCTTCTGGAAACCATTTATAAAGTTTATCAATATGTAAGTGCCATAGTTGCCCTGGCATCTGCACATGAATACGTTCCATACAATCTTGTAATCCAAAGCGTTGACTCATGCGTTGAAATATTGGTGCAAGAGTCCAATCTAGATTTGTAATAACTACCTTAGGGTCAATGCCTACTCGTTCTAAGTCGTATTCTTCTTCTTTAAGTTCTGGTTTAGGCACCATAACACCTTCGCCTTTAAATCCACGAGTTTCCCAGTTTGCTGGTTTACTCCGAGCGATAATTTCTTTAACTTCGTCGGTCCAGTTAGGAACAAAACTTCCTAAATGTTGAACAGAGTCCCATCTTGGATCCATTACATCTTTGTCAAAATGATATTGACTTTTTTCTACTAGCTTATCCCAACTACTTTGTTTTTCTGTTGTCATATTACTTTTACCTTTAAGTCTGCTGTTGCATAATCTTGAAAATATTCTTCTGGTGCTGGAAGTAGTCCTAATGTCTGCATTAAAACAAAATTGGTAGTTGGTTCTGCACCAGAATATCGATTCCATGCACTACGAATATCTCTGTTTTGATCGGCAATGATTTTTGCCATTGTTTTTAAATCTTTGTAATACTTAGCATAGCTAGGATAGGTGATGTTGAAATGTCCACACTTGACCCACCAACCCAAGCAAGCATCATCTCCGCGGTCTGCTAATATAATTGGGCAATCGCGCCAGGTGTGTCGTATAAAATCAATATTGTGTGCAAATATATGACTCTTAATAATACGCACACCTTCTCCACTGAACGGCTCGTCAAATCGGCGTTCTAGTTCTGCCTTGCTTAATGTGCTTAAATCCACAGGCAAATCAAATTCCATACCAGGGTCAAAGTAAGCACCAAGATGCATAAGTTGGAGTTCACCAGGAGCATCATGCCAGTATGTTCTAAATTCACTATAGTCACTGCGGTCTACACTAGAACTATAATAAATGTTTTTAATTAACGAGCTCCATTTACTGCCTGGAGCTCCTGCGCAAAAAATATATTTCATTCTTTGCTTAGATCAATTTGTTGTAGAGCTGGCAAGAATGTTTCACGCAAGGCAATCATTTGCTTTTTCAATCCAGCTGGAGTAAGTTCTGCTTCTTCATAGAACACAACATTTTGTTCACGCCATTCTGCATATTCTTTTGAGCGCACGGCCTTGGCAAACTCACGTTGATACCAAGCAACAATATCTTTATCGGTGCTAGGAGGCAATTCAATACTCCAAGCGGCATATACGTTAATACCCGGTGCTACTGTGTTTAGCATAGGAACGTTAGGATATTGTGGCATGGTGCGTGTGCCTGTAAAACCAATTGGTTTTACTTTGCCTGCTTCAACTAAAGGCCGTGCTACAGCAATAGGCATAATACCAAATTCTGTTCCTGCCTTGCCATCATATTGTGCCACGCTGGTTACTGCCGGTAGCGGGCCGTTGAACTTAATAGGCTTAACAATATCACGGCTAGCGTGTGCTTTAGTAATCAAGTATTCGTATGCTGTTCTATGTGCGCCACCGCCTACTGCAATATTAATAGGCTTAGTTGATTTAGCGACATAACGAACAAAGTCCACTGGTGTATTTACTGTGCTTTTAGGACTAGCAACTAGAACTAGTGGACTCTTGCCCATGGTCAATACATCAACAAAAGTATCCCATTGATATTTTTTAACTTTAGCTTCCCAGATATCGTTAGTTACATATGAACTCATATGGCTAGGCAAGTTAATTGTGTAACCGTCATTAGGTTGTAGTAAGAAGTGGTTGTTAGCCACTACGGAATCTGCACCTGGACGATTTTCTACTACGTAGGTAAATTTAGGATTAGATTTTTGCACAATCTCTGCTAGTTTGCGGAAGGCGATTTCGTTTCCAGCACCAGGTGTGTTACCTACAATAACTGTAACAGTCTTTGTGGGTTCCCAGGCAAATGCTAATGTTGGGATTAATAATAGTATAGCTAATAGTCGTTTCATTTAATTTCCTTTAAAGTTCTTTGCATAAAAGTAATGTCATCCTCGTAGTTGTTGAGGACTTCCCATAATCGTTTGATAATTTTTTTCATAGTTTAAATATTAAATTTTTAATTTCGTCTGGAATCCAAGGTTCACGCATACGCTCTGGATGCCATACTATACCCCCGGTGTTACCACTGATCCAGGCTTCACAATTACCTTCTGAATCATGTGCTAACGCTGTGGCACAATCAGGCAAGCGGGCGATTGCCAAATTATGATAGCTGTTTACTTGATGTCGATCACCAAAATAAAGAACTTCGTGTTCGGTATTGTGATGTCCAATGCAATTTTCAACACTACCACCTAATACTTCTGCTAGTAGGAAAGCGCCGTGACATAAGCCAATAACTGGTCGTTGTCTAAGTGTCATTTGTCCTGCTAGTTTTAATTCTACTGTGCGGCGAAGAACTGAGTCGTCTCCACCTGTGATAATTAATACGTCTAAATCTTGTGCTACTTGTTCAAAATCTTGATCTACTCTATTCGGTATTGGAACAAGCGTATGACCCTTTAAGTATGAATACCATCCATGCTGTGTGGCATCATACGCTTGACCGTTATGATATAGGATTCGTTGTGTTAATCCTATTATCAAATTACCAACCGTAAGCGTCTGCTACTAGTTCGCGACCAGCTTGTGCAGGAACTGTGTTCTTGCATGAAATATCATACAAGTCTTTACGCATAGCGGCAACTAAAGTTTCAACTTTGGCAGCAATGTCTGCGTCTGTTACTAACTGCTCTAATTTACGAGCACCAATCTTAGCGTGGAAGCCTTCGTCCTTAGCAATCTTAGCATAGCTCTTAGAGATAAACTCGTCTTCTACACAGTCAGCCATTTCATTCCAAACAGCTTCAGCACGGCCTTCGGCAACTAACTGATAAGCGGCTAGAGCAACCGGATCATTTTCTGCGCCATACTTGGCCAACAAGCCTGCACCTTTAGCAGTTGGCTTGGCAGCTTCTGCGGCGATAGCAGATTCAACATCAACTGGACTACCAGTGATATGTTCGATAACTTCTTTAACCATACGGAAGTGAACAGCTTCGTCATGAGCTTGCTGTGTCAACAACTGTAATTCAACTGGATCTGCATCAGCTGGCATACTAGCAATAGCTTGGCTGATTTCAACCATGTTCATACGCTCATTAACCATACGGCCAATAAAGTGTGTTACCAACTCTTCTTGAGCTGGCTTGCTGTCAAAATAAGCACGAACATTATG